GGAATCGGCGGACGCCCGGTCCTTGAACGGGTCGTCGACAATGACGATATGCCCGCCCATGCCCGTGATGCCGCCGCCCACGCCAGCGGAACGGTAGCATCCAGCGTGCCCCACCACCTCGAAGATATCTGAGTTGCGGAGGTAGGAGCCGTTCCCGACTGTGCGGATATTCTTGCCGTAAAGGGCTGTTCCCGGGAAGAGTTCCCGGTATTCCGGGCTGTCGATGACACGCTGAACATCGCGGTTCATGCGCGAGGACAGGTCAGCGGCGTAGCTCGTTGAAATGACGGATAGATCGGGGTAGCGGCCCAAGGCGTAGGCCGGGAAGCGGCGGGAGGCAAGTTCGCTTTTCCCGTGGCGCGGGGGCATGGTCAGCATGAGGCGCGGGGAACGTCCGGCTACGACATCGGCAAGGAAGGCGTCCAGCTCGGAACAGATTTCCTCATGCACCCATCCCATGCGGTAGCCGGGCATGGTGTAGCGCACGAAGGCCGCGAGACAGCTACGGGCCAGTGCCTTCCGGATATCGGAAAGGATGGCGGGGCTACTCATGATCCGGCGTTTTGAAGGCTTCCTTCGTCAGGCGAAGCAGCTCGTCCGGGGAGAGGTGTGAGAGATCCACCGGACGCTGAGATAGGGAACCGTCGGATGAAGTGTGATCCAAGGCGGTCTTGTCCACGATGCCCCACGCCTTGCGCTCTCCCTCCTGCCGGATCTTGATCGTCTCGGCGGTGATCTTGGCGAGCTTGGCCTTGTCGAAGCTGCCCTCGGACAAAGCCTCATCAATAAGAGCCTGATGCCGATCCCACTCCCGCTGGTGGCGGGTGATGACAGCGGCCTTGGCTTCGGCGGCGCGGTCCAAGGCTTCGGCCTTTTTTTGAGGGTTGCAGCCTGCAACCACGCCCGCAACCTTGGCCTCTGCCATGCGGTTCACGGTGCCGGAAATATCCTGCACCCAGCCTTCGGCCCGGATGCGCTTTTGGATGGCCGTCCGGCTCACACCGTACCGCTTGGACAGATCGGACTGGCTCGCCCCTACTTCGTACTCGGCCCGGATGGATTCCCAATCAAATCGTGCCGCCATCGTCGCACCCCCCGTTTGGCCTGCGTTCTTCCTGTTCTCTCAAAAAACTTTCATGCCCTCGTTTCTCCTCTTCCTCGGGCCTCGTACTGTGCGCCAAATCATACTCCCAAGGGGCCCTTTTCCGCTTCAATTGCGGACACCCGTGACCGGTCTGATAGGACACCGGTGGCCGGTCCACTCTTCCAGTACTCTTTCCAGAACCAGCAACCAAAACCGAGGAGCGTCCGGTTGCCACGGAGACGAACACTCCGGAGGATACGAGCGCAGCAATGGCCCTGCGCACTGTTCGCGCAGACACGCCACACTCCTGCGCGACGGTTTCCTGCCGCACGCGGATTTTTCCGGTCCGCTTGTCCATGTGTATGGCGAGCACCATACCTACAAGCTTTTCCGTTGGAGGAAGTTCTGCCTGAAGAAGCTGACGCTGGAGCGCGTAGGTGTCCATTCATGCACAGGGCATTCTCAAAACATCCGGCCCACAATGGCACCGATGCAACCGCCAACTCCCGAGAGGGCGGTTATAATGGCGATGGCCGTTGTCCTGCTGCCCTGCCGCTCCCCGCGTTCCCGCGCGCACGTCTCGGCCATAACCGAGATATGATCCTCAAGATCCCGAATGCGTTTTCCATGATCGCGGAGTTGCGTGAGTATCGCGTCGTCAAGCCGCTGGTTGAGCGCTTCGAGCAATGCCTCAATGCGGGAAAGCCGGGATTCATGGTCCAGTGTATGCTCCATCAGCTTCCAGCCTCAACGCCCTTGATCCACAGGAGCAAGTTCCCGGCCTCCCCAGCGGGCAGATGCACCCACTCGCCGGGCTCGGTAAACGTCTCGCCGCCGTAGCGATATGACCAGCCGTCAGTCACGACGGCCCCCGGCGTCAGCGGAGCCGGGCTTGTCGCGGCGGTCGGTTCCACCCATCGAGTGCACCCACTCGCCGCCAGCGTCATCACGCACAGCAGCGCGATCAGCCTCGCGGCGTTCGCCGTACCGTTGACGCAGCCACAGCTTGAGGAGCCCGGCGAGCGATGAAAGGAACTCAAGGACGGCCCGCACATCACTTTCCCGTCACGGCCTTGACTTCGGCCTTCACGGTTTCGGACTTACCGTCCGCCACGGCACCCCTGTTCTGCCCGAAATGCGCGGCAAGAGCATGGGCCCAGCGGTAGAAGACGGCATAAAGCCCCTCCGTTTCCTTGGGGACGGGCATCCACGCGGTGGCCACGGCGCACAGGCCGCACACGGTCATGACCACGCTCAGGGCGGTCACGAGCCACGCCGCATCGGGGTACTGCGCGGAAAGGCTCATCAAGGTCGAAAGGATGAAATCAATCACGGTCGCTTCCATCAGTACTTGCCTCCATGCTGGTAAAAGGCCACGTCGCGCGGCTTGTCGGGGTCGTTGTCCACATGGATCCACGTCGGAGCCAGCTCGACGCGCCGGAACCCGGCCTCAAGCAGGGCTTGCAGCATGGCGAAACGGGAATGGGAATCCACGCAGCGGATATCCACGGCGTAGCCGCGAGTGTGCGCTGAGGTGGGCACACCGCCGACCGCCCTGTTGTGTTTGGGGCAGCGGTAGGCGGAAGAAAGGGGGAACGGGATGCCCGCCAGATCACGGGCCTCGTCGAGCATCTGGAGCAGATCGGCGTCCATCTTCTCCATGCCCGCGCCGCACCCGCACTTGCAGCGGAATTCGACCGGGGAGAAGTGGCGCAAGGGAAGAACAGCCATAAAAAATATCCTCCTGCGTCCACTCTCGCACAAGAGAATAGGGGGAGGACACCGTGAACAAGATTCTACAACAGCCGATATTGCTGCTGTGGTTCCGGGTTCCCGCAAAGCTGCTTTTTGAGCCGACGGACGTACCTGGTGGTCACGCCAAGGGCTTCGGCGATGGCGTCCGGCTTCTCCCCTGCTTCCAGACGGGACAGGATACGTCCTTTGAACGGTTCACCACGGCGCAGGTTGGGCACGACGATCTGCATCCCCCCAAATTCTGTACAGAGGGCCGCCATACGCTGCCGACCAAGCAACTCCAGAAGAAAACCTGTGGGCTTCCGGGGGATAAAGTATGAACGTCCACCGCACTGTGCGCAGAGGATGACCGCCCCCACGTCACCGATGGCCTCTGACAGTTCGAACTGGCTCACCCACACGTCACTCATGAGCACCAACCTTGTGTTCCCCAAGCC